CGTCGCAATGTTTTTAAGTTTTACGGCAAATTCTTTGTTTGTCATAAAATTACTCCTCCGTTTCGTCGTTAGTCTTTTTGAGCTCTGCTAAATACTCGTCTGCCTGGATAGCTGCCGAGGTAAAGCTATTGTTTTTCCACCAAGCCCAAAGCGTAGCCGCTACGGTGGCGGCAGCCGTGAGCATAGAGTACAGCTCGTCCTCTGCAAAGGGCAGCGGGTTTTTGCCGAGCATAGTTAAAACCTGGTTAAGCAGCGTTACCACAAGCACAATAGTACGTACTACGGTTTCAACCGATACTTTCTTTTTCTCCATTGTATTATTTTCCTCCTTTCTCGGTTTGCTCCTTGTGCGGCTCTGTCGGCAGCTCCATTATATCGTGATATAATTCTGTCGCTACGTCATTACCGCCGAGGGCGTGATATGCTTTATATGCCCGTGTGAGTGCCTCTTTTGCATAAAGAGGACAATAACCGCGCTCGGTATACTTATCGTATGAGCGGATTATTTCAGCTCGCAAAAGGCATTGTAAGCCGTTTTTAATTGCCTTGAGCTTAATTAGCATAGTGCCCGCAAATGTTACGGCACCGCCGCAAAGAAACGGTATAAGCCAGGATATAAACGTATCTAACATAGCCTCCGCCTCCTTAAAGCTCTTTTTCGCAGCGGGCGAGAGTGTCCGCTGCCTGTTTTCTCATTTTGGCAAGGTCAGCCGCTACGCTTTCGGCAATTTCCGCTTGAGCGATAACCTCGGCTTGCTTTTGTATAATATCCGCTTGCAGCCTTGCCACGCCGCAAAGCTCCTCTATAAGCTCATAATTTCCCATTACTCGCCCTCCGTCCCGCTGTTCTCAACCTCGGGAGGGGCGGGGAAAGTAACGTTAAACGGAAAGCCCTCTTGTTCGGGGAGGTCGCGGAGCTCCTGGCGATATGTCGCCCAGGCTCCCGTTATGATTTCTCCGAGCGATTTTAAGAACGAGAGCCAGGCGGTAAAGGTGCCGCCGCTCGGCACGCTGATATTAAAGCGGTCGAGAGCTACGCGGTTATCGGTATCGTTAAGGAGCTTATCGCGGATTTTGCGGGCAAACGCCGCCGCGTCCTCCTCGTTGAGTTCCTCGCAAGCTCGCTTATACGCTGCTTGCAGTACCTCCATTGTTTCCGCTTTCTGCGCCGCTGCCATTGCCTCCGCTTGTGCGAGCCTTTTATAGATATTCTCTTGCATTGTATGTAGCCTCCATATTCTTAAAATAATTTATCATTTTGAGCCGCTCGTGGTAGGTGTCTCCGCGGGCGGCGTTTGCAAGCCAGGAAACGAGCGACTCGTGCGCCGTCCCTGGCGCATACTCTCCGCGGCGCTCTTTTGCGTATAGCTTTTTGAGCTTGCGGCGCTGCTTGCCTTGTTTCTTTTTACCCATTTTGCGGATTATTGCGCCCGTATCGGTAACGATAAACCGCCATTGTAGGAGCTTTACTCCCTGGCGCAATGGATAAAGCGCCGTTTTATCGTTGAGCTGTAAGCCGAGGGCGGATAGGCGCGCCTCGATTTCCTTTTTGCATTGCCGCAAATACTCTTTGTCCTCGTGTACTAAAATAAAGTCGTCCATATATCGGATATAATGCTTTATTCTCAACCGCTCCTTTATGAAATGGTCGAGGTCGTCCAGGACGGCGAGAGCTACAAGCTGCGATACCTGGGAGCCGAGCCCTAACCCGATTTCTCCGAAAGAGTCCACAATTTCGCAAGCCCGCTCCGCAATTTGAGTATCTGTAACCCGCTTGCGTATTGCCGCCTTTGCTACGTCGTGCCGTATGCTTTGGAAGTAATGCCGTATATCACATTTAAGCACCCAACCGTCGCAACCGTGCGCGGTATAATATCGCCGCAAGTGTGCGGTCATACGATTTAATGTGTAGTCTACGCCGCGCCCCTTGAGGCAAGCGCAGTTATCTGTTATAAAGGATTTTGTAATCTGCTCGTAAAAGCCGTTATCGCAGAGCGAACGCTGAAATTGTCGGTCTTTTAGCCTTGTGGCTACAATGTCCCGACGTTTCGGCTCATATATCGTGAAATGTTGGTAGCGGTCTATTTTGTACGTGCCGTTAAGCAGCGTTTGCCGTAAACGATAGGTATTTTTAAGCGCGTTACCCTCATATCCTACGGTACTATCTTTCCAACGGATATTACGGCAGCTCTCTTTTAAGCCTTTATACAGATTATCAAAGGAAATTACTTGCTCGTATGCCATAAGAAAAGCGGACGCATATAAAAGGACTACCCCGCAAGGTACCTTTGTCGCCCGCAATATTTCCTCCTTTCGGAGTTAGGACGGTCGCTCCTTGTGTGAGCTGTGCTGCTTTGGTCTTTTGACTACTTGAATACTGACTAATCCCACAATCGGGGGCAACGCCGTTACCGTTGTACGCATTGTTGTTGTTCAACGTACCGTCCGAGTTGACAATTCGCGCGTTGTTCGCGTTGGACGGGTTAGGAGAACGCAACCAAGCGTTACGCGCCGTACCGCAAATATAGCAACCGCCCTATGATTTATTTTTGATATTTTTCTTTATCCGATTTAATCCAGGCTTTCAAGAGGTCGTCTGTCCCCAGTATTAAGCCCGTCCAATACTCTACTTGATTTCCCGAGATGTAGCCCGCGTCGTATGCGTCGTCCGCCAGGTCTAAAAGCGCGTCAAGGTGCGCGTGTGCCTTGACTTGCTCCATACGGCGGTATGTGTACTCCTCGTCGTTTGTTACGAATACGGAGTTTGCGTGCCGAATACATACGCACGCCTCCCGTATTTCGTTTACTATCGGAGAGGCATATATCCACCGTGTAGACTTCGGAAAATGTTTCTCCGATTTTATCAGCCCGAGGGTGTATTTCTTGAGCTCCCGCGCTTTGTTCAGCACTTGCAGCTTTCCCTCGCCGCGGTCGCCCTTTCGCACACTCATATAAAAACCTCCTTTTAATCGCTTTTCCCGCCTCTACCGAGGCGGATTTGCGATTATGCGATTATACAAGCGGGGGCAACGCCGTTACCGTAGTACGCATGGCCGTTGCCCAACGTACCGTCCGAGTAGACAACTCGCGCGGTGTGCGCGTAGGACGGGTAAGGAGAACGCAACCAAGCGTTACGCGCCGTACCCGCCGCGTCGCGTTTGATACGCTCGGTCGCCGTCAATCCGTTATAATATTCGAGCTGCGTACCGTCTTTGTAGCTTGCGCTGTCCCAGTCCCCGAAAATCTCGGGGCGGGAGAGTAGGAAAAACTTATCCGCTTTAAGGCTGTAAAGCTGATTGATAGCAAAAGCCGTACCGTCGAGGCTTTCAACCTCAAAGAGCGAATTTGTACGGCAAGCAAGTACGGCGGGCTGCACAACCGCCAGGAAGTCAGCGGGCAAGCCGTGCATAAAACCGTTATAGCTCGTAGCCCAGGACGCGGGACGGTCAAATACGTTAGTAGGAGTCCACACCGAGCCCGCAGCGGCGGCGCTGTTGAGCCATTGACGGACGGCAGATTGAGCGTAGTTATTGCTGCCGAAAATAGCGCGGTGCATATGGTTTACGTTAGGGCTGCTCCCGTTCGTTGTGCCGAGGCTTGTACCCTCGGAGCCCTCCGTAAGAGTAACGGTTTCAAGCGCTGTTGTCGTAGTCTTATTTGCATAGCTTTTAACGCTTTTGCCCTCGAGGGTAGCGTTATAGGTCATAGCAAATACAAGCTGTCCGCCCACGGGGAGCGCCTTTGTAAGCTCAAATTGAAACGTTTTGCCGTTGTCGGCGGTATACCAGGCTTGATTTGCAATCGTGATATTATAGGTGCCCGCTGCGAGTTCCTCCGCCGCGTAATAGAAAGCCTCGGTCGCGTCGTACTGTACCGCTTTTTGTGCCCCGCTCGACAAGCTGTAAACGTTCTTTGTTTCAAGCGTCATTGTATGCGTGAGCTTATTATTTGCCGCTGTATGGTGGTCGTGCCCCCGTACAACCCATATAATATTTTGCGTTGTGTCCGCGTCGAGGGTGGTAAACTCGTAACCAACGGGAAAGAGTTTCTCTCCGAGTCCGAGGCGGACGGCGTTTTTAATATCCTCCCAGGTATTAACCGCTGTAAGCGTGTCAATATGTACGGTCGTTTGTTCTCCCTCTCGGTTGGTAACGGTAATGTCCGCTCCCGTTGTCGTTTGTGTGGCAGAGATATTAACGTTTTCCGCGCCCGTCGCTGCCTCGTTAGCTGTTGCCGCCGCAGAGTTAGCCGCTCCCGCTGCGGTATCAGCTCCGCCTGCCGCTGTTTCCGCTTTCGTTGCCGCTACATTTGCTGCCGCTGCCGCAGAATTTGCAGAGCCTACGGAGGTTTCAACCTTGCCGAGCGCGTCAATTAACGCGGGGTATTCGTCGGAGCTTGCGGGTGCGTCGGGGTTATAAGCTGCTCGCTTAATCTCAATATAGAAAATTTGCGAGCTTAAAAGGGAGTTGCCATTGTAAAGCCCGATTTCCGCAACAGCAGTACCCGCTA